TTAGTTGGGTAAGGCTATTCGCTTGGGGAATAAACTCACGACTGCTTTTAGTTGATTCATCGCTGAAACTAGCGCTGTCCTTTCGTCAGTCGTCAATTCACTCAGCGATGAGTGGTGCTTATTTGTTGGTATCTTTGCTAAATAAAATATTGCTGACAGAGTACGAATATTCTCCTCGTTATTTGAATCACGCGGGTCGCGCATATCATCAATAAACCTTTCGACCTCTTTCCAGCCATCACCCCAAAACTGCCCGCGAATAGCGGCTATGTGATTTAGTGCCGAGACACGTTGGCCCGCACTAAGTTGCACAGTGTTTGCACCTTCGATTGCCATGTGTTCACCTTTTTGCGTGTTGTTAATGCTTCTAATAAATCAGACTGAGAGTGGCTAGGGTGAAAGCGCTTCCCATCAAGTCCAACAATCCAACCGTGCCCATAAGACATAGAAGGGCTTTTTTTCTTTAATCTTGCTGCGAATGAGATCATGTTTACCTCAGCTCATTCCGATAGATGCGCCAATACCGCTGATCGCGTCTACTGTCGTGCTTAATGTAGGGCTTGAGTGAATCCGTGATTGCACAGCAATTGCGGCCAGTGTTAAGCACCGAATTCCCATGTTCACGCTGTTCATCACATTGCGGCGAGTCGCGTTACAGATCACACCTTGAGTTGCGGCATTGGCGGCTAACATTCCGACTTCTGCCGTTGCCTTGAGAACGTAAGTGGGAAATTTTTCGTCCGCGACTTCGTTCACTGGAACGCAAGGTAAGCAATGTAATTGCGCTAATGCCCCATCAACTAAAGTTGAATCCTCAGTTAAGTCAGTCAATACGAGCATTTCACGCACTGTTAACTGGTGTTCTTGTTCGGGATTTAACTTATTACGCAGCGTTTGAGGATTGATACCACCTTGCTTAGCTAACTTCACAAGGTTGTGTTTGAGTGCAAACTCGCGGCAAGCCCCTTCGAAGTGCGAGTGTGTGGAAACCTTAAAATCAAACATGTCACATCCTTATAATTCACATAAAGTGAATTACGAGCCAATAACGAGTTGAAAACGAGAATGACCCAATGCTTTACGCATTTGTTCCTCTTTCCAGCGTGCGTAGTAGATACGGATTGGACCACCTGCTTTCTTACAGCCTTTACGGATAGTGCGAGGCTCAATGGGTACACAAGGGTTGTCACCAGTAGTCCAGCGGTAAGCGGTACGTTCAGATACACCTTCAAGCTCTGCGAATTGCTGCAGAGTAACGATAGGTGAAGGCACTTTGATGATTGCGATTTCAGAAGCCATATTGCATGATTCCCCATTGGTAAATATTTTCCATTGATAGCCGAAGTTTTGTCGACGTTTGCCATCACTGGAATTCACAATTGAGGACTCTATTCAACAAATGAGTAGTTGTCAACATGGAAATCACAAATGAAGATTAGAGATTACACATTTGAGGCCGTATCTATACTGGATCGCATATGCGAAATTTATGGTTTTCGCCAGAAAATTCAGTTAGCAGACCATTTTGAAATTTCAGCAAGCTCTCTTTCAAACCGCTATACACGCGGCACTATTTCATATGATTTTGCGGCTATATGCGCACTGGAAACGGGAGCCAACCTAAAATGGTTACTAACAGGAGAGGGAGAGCAATACAGCGAAAACGCAAGTAACTCAAACGTAAAAGAAACACCTTCATTCACTTTAAGTGAAGAAAGACTTACAGAAGACTCCCCTTTGAGTATTGATCCTAAGTTAATCAACAAACCGGAATCTGATTGCTACATAGTCCGTGCTGATGGAAAACTGCACTTCATAGATAGAGACTCAACTCTCTCCGATGGTTTATGGCTGGTTAATATCGATGATGCGATAAGCATTCGGGAGCTGACCAAACTTCCCGGCAAGAAACTCCATGTTGCAGGTGGCAAAGTTCCTTTTGAGTGTGGGATAGATGATATTACGGCTCTCGGTCGAGTAATCGGATTTTATAGCGATGCAAGTTAATCGCTTTTAATGTTATTAAGAAGGAATTTATGATGGATACTATAATTCCATTTTTGTTTTTAGGCTTATCGATTTTCTCAATGATTATTTACTTCAAATCATCTGAAAGCCTGATTATGCGTGCAGTTAAAGGAATTACAGTTTTTTCTTCCCGGTTGGAGCTTTAGGCGCGTTTTTGAGTGGTGATTATGCTACAGCGTTAATAATCGCCGTTATTGTCCTTCTCATTACGATTCGTCGTATGTATATAAACAAAAAAGACTCGTTACCATCAGTTGCAAGAGAAAAACATGCTCATGTGAATAAGCCAAAGTTATTCTCTGGCCAGCACAACACAAAGGATTGGTTCAAAAATATTTCCTTCAGTTACACAGACTCGAACGGCAATTCATCTTATAGAGAGGTTGATGTAAAAGAAATTAGTGAAAAGAGCATGACAGGCTATTGTCACTCACGCAAGCAACTAAGAACATTCCGATTAGACCGAATTGATAATAGCGAAGTTATAATCCGCGACACTGGCGAATTAATCAATGTTTATGACTGGATTGTCCAGTTATAAGAATAATGAGGTTAACTAATGACCGTGCGTAAAAATCCTGCTGGCGGTTGGATTTGTGAGCTCTATCCTAACGGTGCAAAAGGCAAGCGCATCAGAAAGAAATTTGCCACCAAAGGCGAGGCGCTTGCGTTTGAACAGTACACCGTTCAAAACCCGTGGCAGGAAGAAAAGGAAGACAGGCGTACGTTAAAAGAGTTAGTTGACTCATGGTATAGCGCTCATGGTATTACCTTGAAGGATGGCTTTAAACGTCTGTCAGCTATGCATCATGCATTTGAGTGTATGGGGGAGCCTCTGGCTCGTGACTTCGATGCACAGATGTTTTCCCGTTACCGAGAAAAGCGCTTGAAAGGTGAGTATGCCCGCTCAAACAGGGTGAAAGAAGTATCGGCTCGTACGCTTAATCTTGAGCTGGCCTATTTTCGCGCGGTGTTTAATGAGCTAAATCGTCTCGGAGAATGGAAGGGTGAAAACCCAGTGAAAAATATGCGCCCATTCCGCACAGAAGAAATGGAAATGGCCTGGCTCACTCACGACCAAATTCTACAATTGCTTGAAGAGTGCAAACGGCACGACCATTCTGATTTAGAAACAGTGGTAAGGATCTGTCTTGCGACTGGCGCTCGGTGGTCTGAGGCTGAAAGCCTGAAGAAAAGTCAGTTAGCTCAATATAAAATTACTTACACCAATACCAAAGGCAGAAAAAATCGCACTATCCCGATCAGTAAAGAGCTTTACGAATTACTACCTGAGGATAAAAAAGGTCGGTTGTTTAGTGATTGTTATGGGGCTTTTCGGTCTGCACTGATAAGAACAGGCATTGAATTACCCGCAGGGCAACTTACCCACGTATTACGACATACTTTTGCCAGTCACTTTATGATGAATGGTGGCAATATTTTGGTCTTACAACGTGTACTAGGGCATACCGATATCAAAATGACCATGCGGTATGCGCACTTTGCACCAGAGCATTTGGAAGATGCAGTAAGATTCAATCCATTAATAAAAATTATTTAAAACCTGATCTATTTAACTGATCCACAAAGGATTTTTGCGATTTTTCACTGTTAAATGAATAAGGTTCGTATTCATTTTTATCTATGCTTTTAGGTACCATTTTATACTCATGATCTGATTTCCTTGCTTGAATTAAAGTAAGGTTTTCTCTGTTGCAGCAGAGTTTTTGTATTTCAGTTTTTATGATGTCATTGCTGATTTTTGACCCAAAAATAATTTCTTTGAAAATAAATGACTCATTGGAGGATTTTAAGAAGAAATTTCCATCAATTTCTTCTATTTCACTATCTTCTTTATAAAATATAGCTCGACTTTCATTTTCATAAGACCATGATTCATTCTTAACCTTAAATATTAAATCATTTTTTGAGGATTCCTCGGGTTTTTTATTTGTTACTTCTTCTATTAACCCCCTGTTTGATATATATCTTATTTGTTGTAGTAACGATTTTTTTATATCGAGGCCGAGACAGACACCATAGTGATCATTTGCATAATGCGACCACATTACAGGACTATTCCAATCCAAAGTTACTGATAAAAAACAGAGGTTTTCTGAGTTTTTTTGTGCATTATCCCTAAATTTATCATTTTTTTTTCTTTTCTCTTTATCGACCTCTATAAAAGAATAGATTTCGAAAAGATCATTCACGCGGTTGAAAACAGAAAGCTTTATATTTTTTTTGATTATATTGTTAATTCCATGTTCTAGCTTAGTGTAATAATATACTCTAGAATATTCATCTGGGTTTTCAGGAGGTAGCGCACTTAGTGCACTGCAGCAGTCACTTTTATAATTTATACCACTGAGTTGTTCATGTTTACTCCACTGAAAACGCCTATATCCTTCAAGTATAAATTCTTTGATTTCATTCTCGTTGTACGAGTCTTCTTTCATATACTGTCACCTTTTATTATTTATTTAATCTCGAAAATATCAATGTAACTATACACCAAAGCACATCCATTCTGATCTATTGATTCATGCCAAGAACTTTGTATGGCGATAAAGTGGCGATAGAAATGGCGTAATTAGGGTAATTAGTGGCAAATGAAGTCAGTCTATGTCAATGATAAATAATGTAAACTATTGATTTTCAGTTGTCTCTTTAGGAACTCATAATCGTTTGGTCCCCAGTTCAAGTCTGGGAGGGGTCACCAAACATATCAAGGACTTAGCTTAGAAATAAGCTAGGTCCTTTTTGTTTTGCGCGATAGCAGAATAGTAGACGTTTTAGTTCCTGCATTTTTTAGCTAAAAATAAGCGTAATTTTTAATTAATCTCATGCTCTAGGTTAGCTCAGCTA